CAAGAGTGACGGACAAATCGCCGGTGTTTATTACGACTCAGTCGAAGCACCAGAAACTCCCGATTTGAACGATCGAGTGGCCGTCAAGGCCGCGTTAATTGCTACTCGGGGAGATTCCTTCTGGCTGGACGTTGATCGCCTGGCCGATGAAATCGCAGATCCGGTCACACCAGAGACAATCGCACGCCGGTTTTACCTCAACCAGGTCACTGCTTCAGGCTCTACTTGGCTGCCAGATGGCGCCTGGGAGTCGCTAGTAAGTCCCGATCGCACGATCGAGGACCGCCAGACGGTGGTGCTTGGATTCGATGGTTCTCGAACACTTGACTCAACAGCCCTCGTGGCGTTCAGTGTAGAAGATGTGCCCCATCTCGAAGTCATTGGATTGTGGGAACGCCCACTTGACCAACCCGATTGGACCGTGCCCCGAGCTCAGGTGCTCGACAAAATTCGAGAAACCTGCAAACGCTTCAAAGTTCTTTCGGTTGCTTGGGATGATTACCTTTGGCAATCCGAGGGCGAAGAACTTACCGACGAAGGTATCCCGATCCTTCGGGTGCCTCAATCAATGAGTCGGATGGGTCCGGCAACTCAGCGGTTCTACGAAGGCGCAGTCAGCCAAGGGTTCACCCACGCCGGCGATCCACGTCTTGATCGTCACTTGGCAAACGTCTACGCACGAACCGACAGCCGCGGTACTCGATTGGTCAAAGAGTCAAAGAGCTCAGCACGCAAAATCGACCTAATCGTCGCTGCGGTTATGGCCTTTGATGAACTCTCAACAATTTCTGCTCCGGCGGCCCCGAAGATATTTTCGATGGGCTCGCTGTTGACTTGATCGAAAGGTTATCCACCGATGCTAAAGGCGCTTCAGATTCTTGGTCTGCTCGCTGTCGCCGTTGGCGTTGGCTTGATTTACGTTCCTGCTGGCGTCATCGCCGCCGGACTTGGACTCTTCGCAGCTGGTGAATTCCTAAGCGACTCATTTGGGATTGGTAAAAGCGAATGAAGGGCTTAATAAGTTCATACAGGGATCGTGAAGTTCGAGCATCAAACCCATATCAGCCCTGGGGCAACTGGGTGCCACCAACGAACGGCCAACTTGCTTTCGGCGGCGCTGGAGGTCCAGTAACCGAAACCGGCGCTCTGTCGATCGCTGCGGTTTACACTGCAAACTCGATTCTTGCTGACGCAATCGCCACCTTGCCGCTGCGCCAATACCGCACGACGACAATGGGTATGCGCAAGGAAATGGCACCTTCGGCCCTAGTCCAAAATCCATTTGTTGAGATGAGTCAACTCGACTGGATTACTCAAATGCAGTTCAGCCTCGGACTTCGAGGAAACGCCTACGGGATCATCATCGAACGCGATGCCAAGGGTTTCGCTCGACAGGTGATGCCCGTTCATCCTGATCGCGTTTCTATCCGACGCGACTCTCAAGCCGGTCGCCTCCAATACCAGATGAACGGTGACATTCTTGACCTTGATGACGTGTACCACGTTCGAGGTTATTCGATGCCAGGCTCGCCAGTCGGATTAAGCCCGATTGAAGTTTTGCGCACGCCGTTCTCGAACGCCATGAGCGCCGACAATTTCTACGGTGCTTTTTTTGGAAATTCTGCACAGCCGGGTGGACTTCTTCGAGTCCCCGGCGACCTTGACGACGATCAAGCTCGTCAACTTGCTCAACAATGGATGGCCAGCCACCAAGGCGTCGGATCGGCTCACCTTCCGGCGGTCTTGTCAGGCGGCGTCGAATGGGTGCCGTTAACGGTCACACCGCAGGACGCTCAGTTCTTACAAGGCCGCCAATATTCCGAACAACAAATCCTTTCGGGGATTTATCGAATTCCTCCCCACTTCTACGGATCCGTTGACCGCTCGCCTCAGGCCACCGGGATTGAAGAAGTCGAACGCTCGTTTATCACCAACGCTCTTATGGGTTGGCTTCGTCGTCACGAGATCGCTGTCTCGTCTCTTTTGCCAATCGGCCAAGAAGCCCGCTTTGACCTTTCCGAGCGCCTCCGACCCGATTTGCTTACTCGAGCCCAGGTCGCCCAGGTCTACCGAAACATCGGCGTCATCACGCCGGCGGAAGTTCGTGCCAACGAAGGCATGGATGATTTGCCACCCGAATTTGAAGATTGGGCCAACAATCCAATGGCTCCGCTCAACTCAGCCCAAAATGGCGCATATGTCCAACCGGGCGACGAGACCCCAGTGCAAAAAGCACCGTCCGTAAACCCGAATCCGAACGCTCACTAGGAGATACCTGTGGAAACCATCACACCTGATTCCAACATTCGTGCAGCTCTTCAAGAGCAGATGCGTGGCCTTACCGAAACTCGTTGCGTCCGCCAACAGGCCGAAGATGTAACTCCGTTTGAGATGCGAGAAATCCCAAATGGCACCGGCGGCACGTCTTTGTCGTTCACCGGGTACGCATCAATGGTTGAGCGTGGTTACGAAATGTGGAGCCCAGCATTGGGTGACTACACCGAAGTAATTGCTCGTGATGCCTTTACAAAAACCCTTCGTGAAACTCCTGACGTTTCGTTCAAGGTCAATCACGACGGTTTGCCTATGGCCAAGACTTCGGCTGGGGACCTTCAGCTGAGCTCTGACTCAACCGGCCTCTACACCGAAGCCCGCGTCAACCCAGAGCGTGCCGATGTTCTCTTGATGCGTCAAGCCATCGAAGCAGGCCACCTCAACGAAATGTCTTTTGCATTCCGCGTTACACGCCAGGACTGGACCGACGACGGCATGACTCGCCGCATTCAGGAAGTCAACTTAAACAAGGGCGACGTTTCGGTCGTGGAGTTCGGGGCTAACCCCTTCACCGCCGGATCGCTTTCGCTGCGTAACCGCCTCGCTGACGCTGGCGTCACTGCCGAGCAGCTTGTCGCTGCATATCGAGCCCTCACCACGTTCAACGAAACTCGAGCACTTGACCCAGATGTCGCCGCTTGTCTTTCCACCGTTTTACAGCTCGTTTCCATCGCCGATACGGCGGTCGATGTGAGCCAAGTTCTCCTGTCCGAAATGCTGGGTGTTGAAAACCCGGATGAAGATCAGGATGCCGCCCTCGATGAAGGCACACAGCCTTCCGATGACGGCGAAGCCGCAGCGCCTCGACGCAACCGACTGGCATTAGTCCAGTTGCGTTCCGTCGCAGCAAAGCGATAACCCACGCCGCTCAAACAAGACGCCACGCCGGATCCGTTTGGACACCACCTGGCGCACAGATTTGAACACCTGGGAAAGCAAACCCAAACCAACTAGATCATTAGGAGATCACTATGTCTGAAGCAACACCCACGTTGCTGGAGACGTTGATTGAGAAGCGTTCGGCCATGGCCGACGAGGCGCAAGCCATTCTCGACAGCGCCGCCGCAGAAGCTCGTGACCTGACCGAAGTGGAAGAAGCACGCGCTTCTGAACTCCACGAGGAAATGTCATCTGCCTCTAAAGAAATCGAACTGCGCGAGTCAATCGCTCGTTCACGCTTCGCAGCCGAGAAAGCATCTCGCAGCGTTGAAGTGAAGTCAGAGCCTTTAACTTACGACCGTTCTTACCGTCACTCATACTTCAAGGACCTCGCCTCTTCGCGTGGAATCTTTGGTGGTATTGACGCCGAGGCTGACGCTCGTTTGCAGCGCCACGCCAAGGAAATGGACGTTGAATTAACGAAGCGTGTTGCTAGTCGCACCGCCAAGGCAGAGAGCGAAATGCGCTCACTTGGTGCCGGCGAACTTAACGCCTTCGAACGTCGTGCTGGAAACACCACGGTTGGTACCGGTGGTACGTTCGTACCCCCGATCTACATGATCGATGACTGGATCGCATTCCTGCGTTTCGGCCGTCCTTTCGTGAACAGCCTGCGCAACGTGCCGTTGCCTGCTGGAACCGACAGCATCAACATTCCAAAATTGACAACTGGTACCCTGACCGGTGCGCAAACGGCGAACAACGCTGCTTTGTCGAACCGTGACATCGCTGACACCTATGTGACTGCACCCGTGCAGACCCTTGGTGGATACGTTGACATCAGCCTCCAGCTGCTTGAGCAATCCCCCAACCAGATCATCGACGAAATCCTCATGCAGGATATGGCCGCTGATCTTGCCCTTCAGATCGACAATGCCGCTCTGAACGGAACAGGAAGCTCAGGCCAGATCACTGGTTTGCTGAATGTCTCCGGCATCAACACCGTCACCTACACCGACGCTTCCCCAACCCAAGCGAAGCTCTGGAGCCCACTGGCCCAGGGTCTGAGCCAGTTGGTTCAGAACCGTAAGGTTGGAGACGGCGTGACCTGTTTCATGCACCCGCGTCGTTACTACTACCTCGCCGCTGGTCTTGACTCAAGCAACCGTCCGCTCATCGTGCCTTCAAGCATGGGTGCGTATAACCCTCAAGCCACCAACGGCGCTCCTGCCGCTGAAGGCTACGTTGCGAACCTGGTCCTTGGTGTCCCTGTTGTCCTCGATGGTTCAATCCCGACCAACGTGGGTGCTGGTACCAACCAAGACACCATCATCTTCAGCCGTGGAGACGACTCCATCTTCTTTGAGTCAGAGCCTCGCTTTGACGTGTTCAAAGAAGTGCTCGCCTCGACTGCTGCGGTTCGTTTCCGTGCTTACGAGTACGTCGCACTTGCATCTCGTTACGCGACCGCCATCACGGCGATCAACGGAACGGGTCTTGTTGCACCTTCCGGCTTCTAATCAAGCCGGTAGCGCATTCCACCTTTGGGTGGGTGCGCGCAGCGCCCAGGTTTTTCCTCCTTGTTTTTCTTGGACGTTGCGCGAACTCACCCGATCGATCTTGAAAGGATCCAACCATGTCTAATTATCTGACAGCACTTGAGACCGAATTGAAGCACGTTGAAGAAGTGACGGCCGCTGCGGCCGAACACGAACTTGCCGACCTTAAGGCTCGCACTAAGGACATCAAAGCCGAGATCAAGCGCGTGTCTGGTTTGGCCGGAAAGGTCGCCGCCGACGCCAAAGGCATTGAAACGGCCGTTGCTCCGCTCGCCACCGAAGTCGCTTAACCCCGATGGCCGGAACCTTCACCATTACAGGCATGGCCGCTGGTCTTGCTTCTGGCGAAAAGATTATTGGTCCGATTTCTGCGACCGGCAATGCTCTTATCGGCCAGATCACCGATGTGGCACTTTCGAGTGGTGACAATACGTTCACGATTCCTACTGGGGCCGTTGCTGCGTTAATCATCTTCCCCCAAGCCATGACCCAGACGGTCAAACTGCGCACGGGCTCTGATACTGGGGGCTGCATCGTCGGTCCTCAGTCAGCCGCCAACTTTGTGCTGCTTCCGCTGGCGACTGGCGTTTCGTCTCTCATTATCAACGCTTCCGGGGCTGTCACGCTCACCACCGAAATCAACTACATCTAGGAGCTCGCCGTGGCCGCGTATGACTTTGTCATCAAGCAAGGTGACACCCTTCCAGTTTTTACTTGGACAATCACCGATTCAAGCGGCGCCCCGATCAATCTCACCGGGTCAACGGTTAATTTCGTCGTTCGTTCTTTGGTGTCGTCAGCGCCGTTAATTAACACCGCTGCTACCGTTGTGAGTGCTACCGCTGGCACCGTTTCGTTTGCCTTCACAGCCGCTCAGACGGCCACTCCTGGGACGTATATGGCCACATGGGTCATTACTACCTCTGGGGGAGGTACGCAGACGATTCCCACCGACGGTTATCTTTCGA